CACCGTAGACCTCCCCGACTCCGCCATAGCCAAAATGCTCGATTGGGATAAGCCGCTGAGTCAGCAAGGAAACATTAAGGCTGCATTAGATGCAGTCGCAAAAGACATTTCTTTACCAAGAATGCAGGATGCAGAAGGCGCCGGATTTGCTTATCAGCATTTAGCAAATGCTGTTGGCGGGCCAAACAATGCGTCTGCGTTGCTTAGAAGTCAAGGCATTCCCGGCATACGCTACCTAGACCAAGGCTCACGCGCGGGCGGCGCGGGTACAAGCAACTTTGTTGTTTTCCCTGGTAATGAAAATTTATTAAAAATTCTAGGGCGAGAATAATTTTTAATAATGCTTGATGACCGTTGGTTAGGCATCAACGAATACCGTGCGCGTGAACCGTTTGTAAAATTTCATAACCGCTCGCATCGCTGGGCGGTGATGGTGATGCACCGGCGAGCGGGAAAAACCGTTGCATGCATTGCTGATTTGGTTTTGTCGGCACTGATAACGCGAAAACAGGATGCGCGGTTTGCCTACGTGGCGCCGCAATACAATCAGGCAAAAGATATTGCGTGGCTGTATGTGAAGCGCTTAACGAGCGACATTCCAAGCGTTAGTTATCACGAGGCAGAATTACGGGCTAATTTGCCCAACGGTTCGCAGATACGGCTATTCGGCGCAGATAATCCAGACCGTTTGCGCGGCATGTACTTGGATGGCGTGATTCTGGATGAGCATGCGGATATGAAGCCTCGCGTATGGGGTGAGGTTATCCGGCCCATGCTCGCAGATCGTAATGGCTGGGCTGCGTTTATTGGTACGCCGAAAGGTCACAATGATTTCTATGATTTGTGGCGAGCGGCAAACGGCGATAACGATTGGTTTTCGTTGATGCTGCGCGGTTCGGAATCAGGGTTAATTGCGCAAGCAGAGCTTGATGCAATGCGCAAAACTATGACAGGCGACCAATACGAGCAGGAGGTTGAATGCTCGTTTGAAGCCGCGATTGCGGGCGCGTATTACGGGCGTGAAATGGCGAACGCTGAACGCGAAAAGCGGATTGACGTTGTTGAATATGATCCGATGTTGCCTTGTTTTACAGCATGGGATTTAGGCTTTCGAGACGATACGGCTATCTGGTGGTATCAGGTCGCGCGTGGCGAAGTTCACGTAATAGATTTTCATGCGTCTAGCGGGCAAGATATTGCGTATTACGGAAAATTAGTAAGCGCAAAACCGTATCGAATTACGACGCATTGGCTACCGCATGATGCGCGAGCGAAAACGCTGGCAAGCGGTGGCAAGTCGATCATTGAGCAGTTAGCGGAATGGCTAACGCTTGGGAAAATGGCAATCGTTCCCAATCTTGATTTGCAGGATGGCATTCAAGCGGCGCGCTTGGTATTGCCGCGCACATACTTTGATCGTGTTCGATGCGAAGCTGGCATTGAATCGCTGAAGCAATATCAGCGTGAATACGACGAAGATAAAAAGGCATTCCGTGAGCGACCAAGGCACGATTGGACGAGTCACGCGGCGGACGCATTCCGCATGCTGGCAATTGCGTGGCGTGAGGAAGTGAAAACGGAAACCGCAGCATTGCCGATTGTTGGACTAACCGTTGGTGAGAACCAAGTAACGCTTAACGAACTTTGGGATTCGATACCCAAAGTCACAAGGAGAATTTAAATGAGCATAGCGGCCATAGAGGTGGGGCAGACTACAAACCTGACCGCAAGCGGTGCTATTTGCAATAATCCGTCTCAAATGCTTGGGTTTTACGTTAATTCGACTACTGGCGGAACGATTGTGATTCGTGATGGTGGTTCTAGCGGGACTGCGCTAGGCGGAACGATTACTCCGGCGATTGGATTCCATCGCTATCCGGTGCAATTTGCAACAAGCGGTTACGCGACGATTGCAAATACTATTGATGTGACGTTCTTCTACGCGCCGAATAAAGGCTAATGGAAAAGCAGTCGAGCGCGGAAGTCCAGAAGTGGCTCCGCGCAATCGCCGCTTATGACAACGAATACAAAAAGTGGATTGCGCGTTGCGAAAAAATCCTTAAGCGTTATCGGGATGATTTCAGGGAATCGCGTCAGATTGATGGGCAATCGCGATTCAACATTTTGTGGAGCAACGTCAATACATTAATTCCTGCGTGTTATTCAAGAGTCCCCAAGGCCGATGTAAGCCGCAGGTTTAAAGATAATGATCCCGTGGGGCGGGTGGCCGGATTGATCCTTGAGCGCGCCCTAGATTATGAAATAACGCAGTACCCGGATTATCGCGCGAGCATGACCCAGGTGGTAAATGATCGTTTCTTGCCTGGGCGTGGAACTGCCTGGGTACGTTATGAACCGCATATTTTGGCGGTTCAGCAACAATTGCCCACTGATGGCTCTCAGGTTACGGAAGATATAGACGAACCGCAAGAGCAATTGGATTACGAATGTGCGCCGATTGATTACGTACATTGGAAAGATTTTGGTCATACAGTAGCGCGAACGTGGGAGGAAGTTACGGCGGTTTGGCGCAAGGTTTATATGACCAAATCGGCCAAGGTAGAGCGTTTTGGCGAGGAATTGGCTAAAAAAATTCCTGCCGATGATCCGCCCAAGGAGCGGGGAAAGACCGAGCAATCAACGGACAATGATGGTTCTTGGATTTATGAGATTTGGAACAAGGACACCAAGAAAGCGGTTTGGATTCACAAATCCATGCCGGATATTCTTGATGAAAAAGACGATCCGTTAGGACTGGAAGAGTTTTTTCCTTGTCCGCGCCCCTTGTACGCGACGATTACAAATGATTCGCTTGTGCCGGTGCCTGACTTTGTGCTCTATCAATATCAGGCAGACCAATTAGACATTCTCAGTGATCGTATTGATGGGCTAATTCAAGCGCTAAAGGTCATGGGAATATACGACGCGAGCGTCCCTGAACTTGCTCGATTATTCACTGAGGGGTCAAATACTCAGCTAATCCCCGCCAAAAATTGGGCTGCTTTCGCTGAAAAGCAAGGACTCAAGGGAACGATTGATCTGCTTGAGTTGAAAAATATTTATGAAGCCTTGCATGCCGCGTATGAGGCGATGGGGCAGGTTAAAGAACAGATTCACGAAATTACTGGAATTTCGGACATTATTCGAGGCCAAACGCAAGCGTCTGAAACTGCAACAGCGCAGCAAATCAAGGGGCAATACGCAAGCCTTCGTTTGAAGTCGATGCAAATGCAGGTTGCGCAATTCGCAACTGAATGTTTGCAACTAAAGGCGCAAGTGATTTGCGGCAAATTCACGCCTGAGACAATTCTAAAAATCTCCGCAGCGGATCAATTAAACGAGGCGGACAAGCAATTTGTAATTCCAGCAATGCAAATGTTGCAAGACAAGATTTTGCGATCATTTCGCATTGATATTGAAGCGGATTCGCTCGTCCAGATTGATGAAGAGGGCGAAAAAAAGTCGCGGACTGAATTGTTATCAGCGGCGGGTAGTTATTTGAAAGATGTGGCCGGAGCGATGCATGGGTTATCGCCTAACGTAAGCGGCCCGCTTGTTAAGCTGCTGATGGAGTTAATGAAGTTTGGCGTTGCCGCGTTCAAGATTGGCAAGACTATCGAAGGACAGTTTGACCAAACCGCCGAGGAAATCACAAAGGCCATTGCCAATCCTCCGCCACCACCGCCCAATCCTGAAATGATGAAAGTTCAGGCGGATGCGCAGTTGCAGCAGGCCAAGCTTCAGACTGAGCAGCAAATGGAAGCCATGCGAATGCAGGCCGAGAAAGAACGCGCAACGCTCCAGGATCAAATTGATCGTGATAGGGCGCAGGCTGATGCGATTGCCAAACAGAATGAAATGCAACAGGAAATGGCGCTTGAACGTCTCAAGGCTGAGATGCAAATGCAAATTGACCGCGAACGTCAGCAATCAAAGGTACGGTTCAATCAATGGAAAGCTGAATTGGATGCGCGTACCAAGATTGAGATAGCCGAAATTCAAGCTGGTGTTGCAATTCAGAATTCGCAAGCTACTGCCGCTAGTCAAGCGGCCAAAGATCAAAAAGTGAGCGAAGAGAAAAACGCCACGTTAGGGGTAATGCAAAAATGACTGAGACATTATCGATCAGAAGCAAAGGGATTGATTAAAGCGCCGGAGCAAGTTTGGCGTAACTTTGAAAAAAAAGCGGCAATCATCGAAAAAATACTACAGATTGCCAAGTTTGAAAAAATGAAACGAGAAGAAGAGAAAGTAATGATTCTTCTTGCGTCATACCTTTAACCACTAGGAGAAAATTATGCCTACTCAAACTAATTTAATGGCTTCAGGATGTCCGGCGCTACAAGCGCAAGCGTCAGTTGGTATTCTTACTAACAATGTAAGCGGCGCCGGGTCATCTTCGCAAGCCAATGCCACCGCAATCATAAGCGATTTAACTGTGGTTACCACTGCGGCTGCAAATAGTGGCGTGCGGTTACCCGCAGA